GGAATTGTGATGTAGTGCTCCCCAACAATCACAGCCGCATCGGTTCCGCCCTGGGTCAGCACTTTGCCTGAATTCGTCTCGAACAAGACTTGCACCTGAGTGCAGCGAGATCCGATCTGGACCTCCTGCATAGTATTAGGAGTACCTGATAGGGTTGCCCTATGGGTGTGGGGGTAGGCGTTAACAGACGATAGATCAATGGCAGCCATTATGGGCCCCCCTGTGGTGTGAGTGTATCATTTGGCGAGATCCCTAATCCAGTCGGACACGGTTGTAACTGTTAGATCTGTGTACCCGGGCACCCGGACGATCTGTGTGATGAGGCAGACCACCGCTGTCCAGCCTATGTCCGGGTCCGTGACGGTGATCACATCGCCCACCTCGCGAGCCTGCCAGGCTTGAGGCATACGATACGAGACAGTCCGGTGCGTCTGGCTGTGATAGTGGAGTTTCCAGTCGAGGATCGAACGGGCGGTATCGTCTCGCTCGACGATAGGCGCCTCGATGACTAACCCCTCCCGCTTGCCGTACCGCGTGAAGCTGGCCCAGCTGTATGGGTTGACGGTGATCTCCTCGTCGCTGTGTGGGTTGGCATGACTATAGGTGAGGGACTTTCTGAAGTCTCCCTCCGGCCCGTCCTGGCAGTAGTCTATGCGGACGGTATTGTATACGTCCTCGATGGCTGAGACCTGAACAGGGCTGGTGCGCTCCCCGAGCTCCTGTCCGATGTCGAGGGTATCCACCGCATCAGCCGCCACCGCATCCCACCTCCAGTAAACAAAGCCCAACCCCTCCTGCCGGATCTGAGGGCTCAGGGGCAGCAGGGGTAGGATGTCCTCCTTGATGATATCGAATGGTGCCCGGCTCTCATTGATCCAGAAGTCGAGGGCAAAAGCGTCTACCTCAAGAAGGGTAGCCCGTGCCCTGAGGGTATCGACCCGGAGCATGGAGAAGCCAAGGAGGTAATCAATTATCTCCCCTGCACCGATTAGCGGGCCGGTCTCGTGTCTGTTTGGAACTCCACCTGCGCCCGTCCAGGCCACCCAAAGGCCGTGCCCTGGCTCGATGTACTTGTTCCCTGCAGATGAGGCAGCGGTCGCGGTGATCGTTGTAACCGTCCGCCCTCTGTCATCCGCCGCATAGGCAGGCACGGCGGAGAACCACCGATCGGTAGTCTCGTTGTATATGTGAACAGTAGGCGCAGGGGGCAGATATGCTGAATGTCCGCACAGTAATACGGTGGCTGCGTTCGTTAGATTGTCCTCATCGTCTGTGTCAATCTTGACCAGTAAGCCCGGGGTCATGGCCATCTTAGCCGAACCCCTGCCCCACCACTCAGCAGGAGGCTCGGATCCAGGCTCCCCAAAGATCCACGGGTAGGGCTGGCCCTTTGCCTTGTCTGCCCTTCTCATGGTGTTACCGCCTGCGATGGTCTTGGGCCAGGTTGCCTTTCTGACCTTTGCCTCCACAGGCGGAAGCAGGGCCGGATCGGCCCAGTCGGACTCGGTGATGGTGAACTCTACGGGCTCGAACCGGGACCCATGGGTGGGGGAGCCCAGGTAGCCCGAGACCACGATCTCGCGATCGGTGAAGTCCTGCCCAGCGAGGTGCAGCGCCAGCTCACCTCGAGCTGTGCCCACATCCCGCGCGGTGTCAGATATGGCGGTCCAGCCCTCCGCCTGCCCCTGCTGAAACAAGACAGAGACGCTAACCTCGCGAGAGCTGGCCTCTGAGTCAAAGAGCCCGATCGTGTCCTCATACTCGAGGAACTCAAGCCCCGAGAGGAACTGCAGAACAGGAGGCCCCTGGAGCTCGTCCGCATTATCCACAGCCAGGGGCCCTGTGGAGAACCGATAGGCACGCCCACGGACCTCTAGCGTCAGCAACCAGAAGAGGCGCCCGTTCTCCAGGTTGCCCCGGGTCAGCATCAGACCTCTTCCTCAATCGTGATCGCGTTGATGGTCTGCACCTCGCTCGTGCCCTCCTCCCCGAGGATGGTCTGCCGGGTGACACCTCCGACGATCCGCCCGTAGAGGTGGCGGTCTCGTCCCAGGATCTGCCGGACTTGGCCTGGACTGTTGCCATCATCAGGCACTATCCGAGGCAGGTAGACCACAGGCTCAGCCGCACCCCTCGAGCGGCGCAGCATCCCAGCCACCACTGATGGATCCTGTCTCACCCCCACAGGCTGCAGGCTATCCGCTGTGAGGTGGTCATATCCACCAGGACTGGCGCCGCTGGTCTTGCTGGCGTCCCACCCCTCAGTCCAGGCGAATTCAACCATTCGGCGGGCGGGCCCGAGCTCCTCGACCAGGCGGTCCCCGCTCCTCCCTGTGCTGATCTCCTGGTTGGGGCTCAGCTGCTGGGTACGCCCCCAGCTGTACTGTTGGCCGAAGTACAGCACTGGCCCGATAGTGCAGGCTCCGATCTTGTAGTACCCCTCTGCCGTGGTCTGGCCACCTGGGATCCTTAGGCGCCACTTGTCATACTCGGCGGTAATGCCATAGGCGATCGTCGTGACGGCTGACTCACGGATCTCGAGGTTCCCCGAGCCGGGGAGAGTCGAGGAGTCGCCCGCCAGGAGGAGCTCGGCGGACTTGGGTGGGGCTGGGTTGGCCCAGCCTCCCTCTGAGTTGTGGGTAATCTCGCGCGCGGCCTCTGAGCCGCCCCCAGGGTCTACCACGGCATAGCACCCCTTGAGCTCCTCAAGCTGCACGTATCTCGAGGCGGCATAGCTGCCCGAGGTCTGAGGGCTCAGCAGGTCGCCCGATCGGGTGAACTGTAGACCGGTGAAGTCTGCCGATGTGTCAATGGTTGCAACGCTCACCCAGGCTGCACCGTTCCACCCCTCGAGGTGGGCTGTCTTGAAATTGATCCCTGATAGATGAATCCCGACAACGCTCCCCAGAGGGCGGGTGTCTATGGTCCCGTTTGGCAACCATGAGATCACCTGCTCGGCGGCATCATCCACTGAGCGCCACCCAACCCGGGGCGTGCCCGCGATCTCGGGGTGGATGGCTGAGATCGGGAACTCATACCGGGTAGTCATCTGCCACTCGTCATCCTTGAATGCCGAGCCCCCCCGGCTGGCTATCTGCCAGCCTCCATCTATGTAGGTTTCGTACACTCCAAAGGCCCGTCCCTGCTGGCGCCCGGGATGGTATGCCGTATGATTCCAGTCGGAACCATGCGCGGTCAAACTCAAGAAGCTCTGGGCCATCTGCCAGTGCGAGATCACCGATCCGGTCTGGGGCTGGCCCCATTCGCTGTTACCGGTCAAGGCGCCTGATAGCTGGCCTGTCCCGGTGTAGGTCGCCTCGGTCCAGGTGCTCGAGGCTGGATCCTTGTACATCACCCAGGCATAATCCACCGTATTGACGTTCTTGGTGGTCACCATCCAGTCGCGCATCCCAGCTGGTAGGGTGATCACTGCAGAGAGTGCAGCCGCCACACCTGTAAGGTCCCATACCTGTGCGGTGCCACTCCCGATCCGCACCTCCACCCCGTCCGCCCGGACTGAGACAAAATTGCCGTTTATCTCCCCAGCTGACTCAGACGCGGCGGTCTCGGAACGAACGCGGGCCCAGGTTGCCTTGCCTGCATGCCTCACCCCGTAGGCGTCTGAAGTGCTGGTCATAGCCAGCCCCTCAGCTCCGATAGCAAACGCCATAGCCCCAACCACCGAAAAGGACGTGAGGCCCGTTACCCCGGCGACAAGGTTATCCGGGGTCTCGAAAGGTAGGTATGTGTAGCCGGATCGGATGTGTGTCCCGGCTGAGATGTCCCAGACATGGCCAGTCTGGTGGTCGTAATTGTCCGCCCCTCCGAGCTCGATGAGCCTCAGCGACGTATCGGCGGCATCACTTTGGCCCGCGCTCACGTCGTAGGGCTGGCCAGTGATGACCAGTAGACGATCCTTCCAAGGCGTGACACAGGACCGCGAGACGCGCCAAGCAAAGGTAGGAGCCGCCCCGCCTGTCACCCCGAGTACGCTCAGGATGGGCCACCTATCGGGCAGCGTGTAGGTTGTGATCGCAGGATCGGACATCGAGAAGAAACCGAAGGAATGTGTCCGGGTATCGGTCACAGTCGCGTCAAGGGTGGCGAACTTATGACGTGTGATCCATGCCGCCGATCTGAGGTCCCACCCGTTGCCCGATCCGTCAAGAAACAGCTGCCCTTGGGCCACTACACACAGGACCCCATCTGGATCTGTACAGGTCACATGATAGCCGGTATTGGCGTCGGAGGTCCCAGCCACTACACCAGGAGGCACACCCAATGGGGTGCCGGGATTAGCGTCGGATCCGAACTTGGGCGAGTCGGCAAATTTGGCCATCGGTGCGGCCTTCTTGACATAGGCCGCAACCGCCGCCCAGGTCCCTGAAGCGGTGGCATCATTCGGATTATACTCTCGATTAAAGATCAGCCGGACACCTCCATTCGGTCCCACGGCCAGCTCCGGGTCGTGGATGTTGGCGGCTGAGGTGCCCGAGCCCGTCAGGGGTGAGGCGTCCGGCTGGAAGCGTTCGACCAGTGTCCAGCTCGCGCCGAGGTCCTCGCTCACATAGTGATCGACCTCGCGCCAGGGGGCCGGGCTGTTGTCCGTCCTGGCCTCTCGAATCATCGTAATGTACCCATTGTGATACACCGCTCGAACCTTAATAATGCTGGAGATCGACGCGCCCCAGGTCATATCCACCCCCACGATCCCCGTGGCCGCGCGCTTATGGCTGCCTGGGGTCCAATTCACCCCGTGATCGTCTGAGTAGAAGGTCTCAACAATGCCGGGATCTTGGTAGTGCTGGCGGATGATGAGCAGGCGCCCACCTGGGAGCTCAAGGATAGCCGAGGGGCCCGCTGCGGACTGGCCCACACCAAGAGCTTTTGTGTCTACCTCCTGCTCGTTCCAGAGCCCAGTGGCTGGGTTTCGATTCTTGACAAGGAGGTGGTCCGTAATTGCGGAGCCAATGTGGCTATAGACAACGTGCACCCATTCAGACTGTGTAGTAATGGCATCGGGCCAGCAGGCGATCTGAGCCTTGCCTACGGTTCCAAGGTGCTTGAATGCCTCGGTGCCCGTGATCAAACTGTACGGGTTCCAGCCGCGCCACTTGGTAGCATCTCCACTCTGGGAGGTGGGGCGCCAGGAGAACCGCCCGCCTCTATCCTCACCCCAGGCGCAACCGGGCTTGATAGTGCGTATGTCATAGCCCGAGCCCGCCGGGCTGGTGCCCGTTGCTTGCAGGTCCATCGTGCCCTCTTGCCCTGATATGGCTAGGGGCTCATCCACGGTCGGGCTCGCCTGGGTGGCTGTAGTGTCGGTCACTGAGATGTTCTCAGCCGAGAAGCGTGGATCCCTCAAGAGGATCCCCCGGTAGAAGTCCTGGGTATATGTAGCCATCAGCCCGCCCGCCTACCGTGTGGATTACGGCGCCCTCTGGGGCTCCGTCTGTTGATAGCTCCACCGATGGGCCCGCCCCGGGCCACAGAGTCGGCGAGCACCTCATCGAGGATCTTGTGCTTGTAGACATGCTGCACGATCAGCGCCTGGCCGCCCTGTCCTCGGTTAGCTGCAGCAAGCCCGGACTCGCCTCCGATAGCGTTGACCCCCTGCCGGGTGAGCACTCCCTCACCAGCTCGGGCGGTGATCTGCCTCTCGTCTGGGCGGCTGCCCACGATGCCTCCGAGGTGGAAGCTCGCTGGCGGCTCCTGAGAACCGACCAGGGCAATTTGAGTGGCGCCCATTGTAGCGATACCAGCCTGAACAAATGGTAGCGCAGCGGTAGGCACCGAGGCAGCTGCCTGCATCATGGCTGCTGCTGTGTTCATAGTGATCTCGGAGATCTTGAGCGCCTGGGTCGCGACAAAGGCCCGCCTGATTGCCTGCCCCTGGAGCTCCCGCGATTGTGCAAGATCGGCTTTGTCTGCTTCAGACTGTGCCTGCAGCCCACTGATGTGGGCATTCGTGGCGGCCATCTCCCGCCGGACGTTTTCCTCTTTGGCTCGCTCCTGAAGCTCCGCACGTTTGGCTAGTGCATCCGCTAGCTGATCTTCGGTGGCGCTGAGCTGGTCCTCGTATGCCTCTGTCTCATCAGCCGCCCGGCTCTCTGCCCGTGCCAGGATCTCATCGGCTACCATGGCCGCCGCTGCGTTGATGTTGCCGTATGCATCCATGAAGGCGCGGGCTGTCTCGCGTGCCTCCTTTTTGGCGGCCTCTGTGCGCTTGGCTCCCTCTTCCCTTGCGGTAACTGTCTGCTGCTCCTGCAGGGTGCGTATCTCCTCGGAGAGATCGTCATAGGTGGCCTGTAGGTCCCCGGTCTGATCTCCAGTCTCCTTGATTGCTTGGCCGAGCTTGATCTGCATCTGGACCAGCTCACCCATACGGGTCAGGGTCTCAGGCGTTACCAACGATCGGGCTGCCTCTGCCAGCTCGGAGATCTCGTCGGCGGCCTTCTTGGCCTGGATGTCTGCGATTGCTCGCTTGACCTGTCCGATAGCTGGCGCAAGATCTTGAGCTGCCTTGTCGCTGGCCTTGCTTGCCGTCTCAAGCAGCTCGAGATGGGCGGCGAGCTCCTCAAATTTAGTCAGGTCCTCGGACGGTAGCAGGGCGGCGGTAGTCCTGTGGAGCTTCGCGAGCTCTGTTTCTACCTCCTTGGCACTTCCACTGCTGAGCTTCCGGGCCGCGTGCGCCGCGTACTCCTTAGCCATCGAGTCGGCCATTGTGTCGCCGTACTTGCTGACCTTATCCTGAAGTGCCTGGTAGTCAGAGGCAGCGATCTGCAGCTGCAGATCTGCTTCCTTCCGTGCCCTCTGTGCGTCCTTATACTGTGAGACTAAGTAGGAGTTTGACTTGATGAGGGTCTTGGACCTGCGCTGCTCCTCGCCCAGTGCCTTGTTGTAGACCTCCTGGGCGTCCTTCCTGGCCTTGAGCCGCTCGGTGAGCTGCTTGTCTACCTTCTTGAACGCATCGGATCGCACCTTGTACTCGGCGACCTCCTGCTTTGTGACAATGCCTTCTGCCACCATCTGCCGGTGGCGCTGAGCGATTAGGTCAGCGTCCAGGTCGTTGGTGATCGCTGCAATTTCCAGCTTCTTCCTTTTCGTCTCCTCTAGTGCTGCCTGGACTTTCTTCTGTTTGTTTGCATAGTGCTCCCAGACCTTGGTCCCGATCACCACTCCAGCGGTCAAGGCGGCAAGGGGCCCAGCCAACGAGAGACCCGATCGAGCCACCATCTCGAGGCCGCCGGACATATCGCCCAGGGCCCGGACTGCTCCACCGGCTGCAGGGCTCACCAGATCGAGGGCTGAGGCCACTCCGCCCATGATTGAGGAGGTCTCCCCGCCTGCGTCCTCCAGGCTCTTCAGCTTCTCGGCAGATCTGCTTGCCTCGTCGCCCATGCCTTTCATGGCCCCAGACTGGCGCTTGTAGGCGGCGCTGCTCGCTTTTGCCGCTTTTACACTGGCCTTCTCGGCCTTCTTGATCTGCCGCTCCAGGCTGCTGGCCATCTTCTTGGCTTCGGCCTCTGTGGTGCCCGGGAGCTGCTTTAGCTGCGCCACCAGCTGAGACAGATCCGCCCTGAATGCCAGATCGACAGTACGGCCAGCCATCAGGCACCCCCTGCAAGACGGGCGAGATCCTCAGACATCCGGCGGATGAGCTCATCCTCGCGGGCCTTGATGGCTGGGATCGCGATGAGGCGGAGGTATGTCTTATTCGACTGTGGGGGCGGTAGCTTTGCCATGTAGGCATAGCGGGCGCCTCGCTTGGTCGTGTCGTTCAATACCGCAGCCACCAGGGTGGGCCCGCTCTCGAGCCGGATCTCCACCCTCCAGCCTGCCTTGCTGGCGCCTGTGGCTCGATAGCCTGGGGGGCGGTAGTGCCCGTCGGGCATGAAGTCCCAGAAGCTGATCCGTTTGATCCGCTTGCCCTGCTTTCGGAGGCGCCGCCGCTCGCTCTTGGCTGCGGCTATTGCCCGTTCCTTGTTCCGTTCGAACTGGCGGCGCTCGTCCTTGCCTGGCCACCCGTCCTGTATCTCTTCCATGGCTTCGGCTATCAGCCGCTCCATAGCTGGGCGCAGGGAAGGCACGGCCTCCCCGAGGAGGGTCTCCACGTATCGGTGCAGATCGTCTGAGACTGTTACCGACGTAGAGCCAGAGGCCAGCACGATCCCCGCCATCAGTCCGAGCCCATCCAGAATGCGCGCGCCTCTGGACTGTCTATCTTGACCTGGGGCGATAGCTGGCCCTGGGCGCGGCTGCGCTTCGGGGGCTCACTCTGGATCCGGTCATAGGCCAGCACTGCGATCTGATCTCTCCTGGTGAGCTGACGAAACCAGGAAGGGTCGCCCGCGTATTTCAGCCCAAGGTGCAGCCCGATCAGGTCGGCGCTACCTCTTGGGCCTCGGTAAAAGTCGCAACCTCAGAGACCTCGGCCTCCCTCGGGAACAAGGACTCACAGACCAGCTGGAAGCACTCCACCGCAGCCGCGAGGAGCTCCTCCCGTTTGTGACCGTCTGCCATGCAGCTCGAGTAAAACCGCCCGCCGTACTTCACCGGGTCCAGGTCGGCTGCCTCGTAGGCATCGAGCCCGCCCCCCAGCTTAGGTACACAGAGCCCGAGGGCTGCGTATAGGATCCGGCTCTGCCGGCGAGGGTGGCCCTCTTCAGTTGTGTAGACAGTCGCGATGTCCTCGCGTTCTGAGAAGCCCGGAAGCGTGACCGGATGGTCTACCCCCTTGAGCTGCACGCTGTGCGCTCCGTTATCCATGTGTCCTCCTTAGGATCAAGTCATCGTAACCGAGCCCAGGACCTGGGCAGAGATACTGAAGGACGAAGGATCGCCCTCGCTCATGTCCAGGGTGACTCGGCAATCATCACAGACCACCGTGTGTGTACCGCCCCCGGGCTCTGCGATCGTCCAGGTCATCTTGACCGTGTAGACATCCGCAGCCGCGCCCAGGGTTGAGACACAGGTAGCTGCCCCGTTGGTCTTGTTGACAAGGAAGTCCGGCAGGGTCTCCTCAGTGCCATCTGATACGTCCGTCAAATGTGCACTGAAGCTCACAGACGGAAATGTGACTGTAGTCGCACGGATTGAACATAGGTCCCCTCTGTCCGTATAGGTGGCCAGGTCCTTCTGATCCGCCGTGAGACCGGAGATCGAAAAGTCGCCTGCCTCATACTGGACGGTCAGATTCAAGGGTGTACCGGTGCCATCTTCGATCAGGATGGAGCCGTCCCTCATATTCTTCACGATTGCGCTGATAGCCACTGATCACCTACCTTTAACCTGCCTTTTCGGCGTTTTTGGTTTTTGTTTTCTTGGGGTTCTGGGAGAGCCAGTGCAGAGCCCTTGCGGCCTCCTGGCGATGCTTCGGATCGATGGTCTTGACGAACTGAGCTGGCCGATCGGAATTCTTCCACCCCGGGGCTACAGTGTCGAGGAAGTCGGTGCAGGTCTTGCGGTCCATGGGGCCCCCTATGCCAGTGCCAGCGTGTGAAGTGATACGAACTCAATCTCACCCAGGATCCACTCACCGCCCTGGTCCACCTGTCGAGAGGGCACACCAGACAAGGAGAGCTGGAGCTCGGTGAGGACACCAGTGTCAGCCATCACAGCCTTGATGAGCGCGGCCTCTGCATCGAGGGCGTTATCGTAGCTGGCCTGCTGGTCCTTGGGCTTGATCCTGTGGGCATAGGTGACAGACACCGTAGTCCTCACCAGGGCACCATCAGAGACCGACTGCCGGCCACCGGCTGAAGCGGTGCGAGGGCAGCCCACTGCATACCGCTTGTGCAGTACCGAGGCAGGGTCTCGACCAAAGACGCCCGCTGGTTGCTTGGACTCAGAGAACCCCGCCACCGCATCGACTGCGGTACTAACCCTCTGGCGTATGGTCTTCACTGCAATCGCCACTCACCACCCCCACCGGGTGCGAGGTGCGTTGCTCAGGTAGACCACCGGCTCTGCACCCTTGCGGCGCTGTGTGTCGGCCTTGCCGTCGTGGTCCTCGTCATACTGGAAGGTCAGACCATTCCATGCGAACGCGGCCTCTTTCTTGTGAGACTCGGCGAGCTCGAGGTAGCGGCCCTCTCCCATACTTGATGCGAAGTCGCGGAAGATGAGTGCAAGGCTGGTCTCAAGGTGGATCTCTCTGAGGCTCCAGGGGTCGAGGATGAGATAGGGCATCCGGCCCTTGCCAATGAGCCGCCCGAGGATCTGCCGCCATGCCTCGTCGATGTAGCCCTGAAACGAACTCAGGGCAGTTGGGCGCAGGTCGGCCAGGTCTGTGTACATCGCAGTGAGATCCACGTCTGTCACCACCGGATACAACGCCCGCAGCACCAGGGCAGCCGAGCGCCTGAATGTGTGCGTGATTCCATCAGGCATCACAAGCGCCCACTCGATCCGCCAGCCCTCGCCGACAGGCGTAGTGGCCGGGATGGTGGCTGCGCTCAGAGAGTACTGAGCCACAGAGCTCACCACCGTAACCGCTGCAGCATCCACGATCGCCGTGTCGCTCTCATCGTAGATTGAGACAGTGCCCGAGCTGGGCGCCGCAAGCGCACCATCCCTGTAGACCTCGAGCTTGACCAGCTGGGTGCGGGCTCGCTCGAGGAAGTCAGGGAACGGGATCCGCGCCGAGTAAGGCGCAGACCATGTATCTGCGGCGCTCATGGGGCTATGCCGTCTGGCACTTCATAGCGAACCAGGATCCACCGATCCGCATATACAACGAGTCATCGCCGTTGGCGCCACCTGTCCGCATATACAAGGAGCCGTTTGGCTCAGTCGTTGCGGTGGGAGCTCCGCTTCCACTTGTGATCGTTGGGACACTTGCGTCTATCGTGTCAACGGCTGGACGGACGCCCAGACCGACAGCGGCGATAGCCTTGCGATAGCGGTATGCGAATGAAGCCATTGAGGATCTCCAATAGACGCGCTAGCGCCTGGCCTTTTTGTTCTCGTTTCGAATAACGACAGCCCGGGCTCGATCCCGGGCTTCCTGGTGTGTGATCTGTTTGCCCGTCTTCTGGACATGCTCCACCACGCGCGCGGCTGTGCGCTCAATGCCCGCCCGGATCTCGGACTCGCTAGGCATGGGAGGCCGCCTTCTTGCGTGGTGCCCGCTTGCGGGTGGTCGCCTTCTTGGCTGCCTTCTTGCCCGCTGCTCGCTTCTTCTCGTCCTTCTCGACCTGGACCCGGACACCGGGGATGTGGATCGCCTTGCCTGCTCGCTCGATCCGCTTGTCGAGATCGTGCAGGATTGCCTCAAGCGCCTCGGGCTCTGGGGTCTGGATCGTGCCGTTCTCAAGCAGGGTGCGGCGCCAGTCTGCATAGCCGTCGGCGTCGTGACGGACAATCACCTTGCGCCCCATGACGTGCGGTATGTCCCATGTCAGATAGGAGGACTGGCCGCGCCTGCATGGGTACTTGGTCACATAGCCGAGCTTCCGATCCAAGATGGTCCAGCCTCGGTCCTGAAAGGAGATCCGCGCGGCTGAGTCATCCATCCCGCCTCGGACCTGGCGGACGCCATTGATGCCCGGCTGCAAGAATAGAGGCTTGAGCCGTGGCAACCACTCGTAGTCTCCATCGGGCCGCGCGCGCAGCTCCCAGCTCTCAGGGTGGTGCATCAAATAGAAGTCACAGCGAGGCATCTCTGGGATGGTGGTCGCACCTGGGCGCGTTGATGCCTCTGGGCCTTGTACTACCTTGCCTGATTCTGAAAAGTCGATCGCCATCTGTTTGCCTTCCTTGGGGGTTGATGGTTGAGGGAAAAGGGGGCGCCCTGGGACGAGGTGGCGCCCCAAGGAAGACAGAACACGCTGCCCGCCTCAGGGCGCCCCGGGATCCTAGTTGTCGGTCACAAAGCCGATACCCATGCCGTCCTGCACAATGCTGACACCGAAGTACGAGTGGTTGACGATCTCGGTGACTGCCCGGCTGGCATCACGCTGGATCTCGACCACCACAGGTGCGCCCGCTGGCCGGACGGTATCGCCGAAGCCGATCACCGGGTTGGCATCGGCCCACCCCAAAGCACCCTGGGCCCACATGGCTCCGTACTTGTCACCGCCTGAGCTGGTGACCTGGCTGGACGTGTAGACGTCCACCCCAAGGAAGGAACCGGCGTAGCCGCTTCCTTTGATCTTGAGGATCGGGTCATCAGCACCCGCAACCATAAATTGCAGAGCTCCGGCCTCTGCTCGCACAGAGGTCTGGAGATCGGCAAGCTGGCGAGGATGGATCAGCATGTAGTAGGGGCCCGAGTTGTTAGCGAGCTCCAAAGTCGAGATGGCCGAAAAGAAATCGTCGACGGAGGCGTCCACGCCAGAGCTGCCCGCCGGGGTCCCTGCGAAGCTGGCGATCGCGGTAGCAACCAGACCCATAAAGCACTTTTCGGACTCGCCCACTGCAGAGGCTGCCAGTCGCTGGACGGTGATGTCACCTCCACCCTGGCCCGTGCACTCGGCGAGATCCCCGAGGTCCCGACGGAGGCTGTACCTGGCCACTGCGATCGATGCACTGGAATCGGTCAGCGATGTAACCGCGACGTCGGTATCCTCGGCGGCGGTTACTGCCATGGCATCGTAGCCGTCAAGCCCGGCCAGGCGGACTGCAACAGTGTCGGATCCCTGTCCGTTGACACTGCCGTAGTACTGGAGGGCTCCAGTCGTACGAATTGAGGTGCGGTCAGCGATGAGGAGAGCGATCTCCTGGCTGAGGATATTGGCGAGACGGAGATCCGTCTCCATGCTGGCATGAAGAATAGGCACGAGGGCCCCCTATGTGTAGCGGTTGGGTTGGAGCCGTTACGCTTTGACAGGGGCGACCTGCGGCCTATGTGATTGAATACTAAACAGTTCGACCCTATCTCGTCAAGGACGAGAGCAAACGATCCCGATGTGCCCGGTACTGTTCCGTGGACATCTGGGAGATCTCCTTATTGTTTGGGAGCGCATCAGCGGGTGGGGTGGGGACCGCGCCTGCGTTGGCGGATGGTAGTGGGGTGCCGTTGGTAGCTGGGGCTGGTGCTGCCTCTGCAGCTGGAACCTCGGCCACTGCGGCGGGTGCTGGTGCCGGGGTGGCCCCTGTCCCTCCGAGGAGAGCCGCAACAGACCGGGGCAAGGCGTCCTTGTCTGCGAGCCACTCGCCTAGGGTGCTGCCCTCTGTGGCCCGTCGCTGGTAGATGGCCAGGAGGTCCGCCACATCATCCGGGTCGGCGACCCCATGGCGCATCACCTCGACCTGTGAGGCGTGCGAGGTGGTGACCTGGGCCAGCTCCGCCCGGACCTTCTCGAGCTCCGACTGTAGCCCCTCGGCTCCCTCGGCTCTGCCTGTGAGCTCCTCGAGCTGCTTGGCCGCCTCGGCGGCTGCGGTCTGGGCTTCCCGCTTATCTGCGGTGGCTTTCTTGAATCGGTCCTCTGGAATCCATCCAGAGATCTCCTTACTGCAGTGGGGGCAATCGAGGCCCATAATGTCTCCCTTGGTTAGTCAGATGATCCAGGCGGCTGTGCGGCTGAGGCTGCGGCTGCAGTGGCTGCGGCTGCAGTGGCGGACACAAAGCCCAGACCGACAGTGCCCATGATGCGGTTCGCGGCGTCGTATGGAATGCCGAAGAACTCAACCAGCATCGAGAGGCCGGAGTCTCTCGGCAGGTCTCCCAGAGCCACCGAGGTAACGATCCCCTGTGCGGCTGTGACCTGGGCGCCATTGAGCACCACCTGCTCACCCGTGCCTGGCTTGATGTTGCCCTCTGCGTCTATCTCGGGGGCCTCACCAATGACTGCACCACCGGCACCACCTGCAGCACCCTCGCCACCCATGGCAGAGGCGACAGGCACCGTGGCCGACTCCTCGAGCTGGATACGCTGCAGCTCCTGCAGCGCCCGTTGTCGCGTGATGCCTGGGTGGAGCTCGATGTAGGCGTCTACCTTGGACATCAAACCCGCCTCGATCTTCTCGAGGATGTCCTTTCTGGCTGTCTCCCGCTCCTGGTCGGATAGCGGAACAGACTGGTAGCGGATGGTGTAGCCATCCTCGGGCACGCTCGAGCCCGTGGCCCGGTTGTACAGGACAGCGGACAGCTTGAGCAGCTGCCGATCTCCCTCTCTGAACTGAGGCTCGAACCGCTTCTGAGCGTCTCGCCTGCCCTGGTTGCTGATGGCGATGGCATAGCCGGATCGAGCTGTGCCCCCGAGACGCTGAAGGTCCGCAGGACTGACACCCGCATACTCGGCCACACGATGCTCAAACGCCGAGATAGCCTCGAGCAGATCATCAGCAGAGGCGGCTGCAGCCCACTGGCCGATCTGGGGCTGGAGCTCGCCCGAGGCTTCCAGCATGAGGATAGAGGCTGGGTCGGTGGCGATGCCTTGCCGCCGCTCCTTGCCAGAGCCCTCGATCCCCATGCCTGGGATACTGCACCCGATGGCGTAGCGTTGGGGCCAGCTTGCATCCCGCACACAATGAACGAAGAATGAGAAGAGGACGCTACAAGTCAGCGACCCCATACAGACCTCTAGCCCATCGTAGGCATCCCACAGCCCCCCGTGCTTCTCGGCATGGTAGAGCACCACAGGCAGCACAGGTGCC